AGGTATTTATAAAAAATCTAATAGAGCAAAAAAAATGGCGGGATTTTTTTCCCGCCTTTTTGGAAGCTAAAGCTGATTTTGGTGGCCGTCAAAGAGGATTGACGTAAGATACCACATCATCAGTCGCTGTATCACGCACAAACCGTAACATATTCATAAACTGATCCACGGTTTCACAGTCTACGGTCTTTTCATCACCTTCACTAGAATACAGATAAAGTTTACGTTTGAGTGGATCAACGACACAACGTGTCAAGTATTCATCATCCATTGGTGGTTTTCATATATGAATCAATTATATCGTGACCACCTCAAATAGTCAAGTTTGTAAAAATTTCTTACATATTCCTCATCTTCAATGGTTTTTTCATGTTTTTGATAGTCAGAATCCATATAATCTAGAATGAGTTTTTGCCCTAATTCGTTATATATGTGATTTGAACTTAATTTTTTTACATTGAACTTTATTTCTAGTATGGAGCTCAACCAATTAGAAAAGTTATCATTAAATCCATCCTCAAAATACCAAACATGAGTCTTATCTGAAATGTAATCAACTTGAGGTCTAAACCATCCCTTTGGATGACAATTATAAGATTTTAAAGATATGTATCTCTCTAAAGGATCTCTCACAATAGAAATATGAGGGATGTTTTCCACATCTAAGTGTTTTTCATATAATTCTCTATGTAAATGCGTAGTCTCTACACCATCAATTGTTTTCCATATCTTTTGCTCAGGCTCAAATCCATTTTGTTTTATATTTTCTTGCAAAAACCTACCAGCAGTTCTAGGAACATGAATAAAGAAAAATCTTTTTCTAGTCTCCTTGTGTTGATATATGGGCATTAAGGTCTACTATACCAAAAAGATAAGACAAATCTCTCTGCTTCCTCCACTTTACTGACATAGTGAAGATGTTGTGAGTTTGAAAATATTACAAGTTTACCTTTTTCTGGTTTAACTTCAATTTTTTCAAACATAGTAGAACCACCTTCAAAATCATCATTTAGGTAAAGCATAGCTGCAAATACATCTGGTTTATGAACATTATTATCGTCAACATGTGGTTTCATAAAACATCCAACAGGCCATCTCACGACTCCAACATAATCTAATACGATTTCATCATCAAATGTTTTACAACGATTAGTTACATTATTAATGACACCATGAAACAATTCATCAGTTGTTGAATTCATATCAATGGGATCTACATTCCCACCAAGATAACTAGCACCATAATTTTTATCGAATGGATGATTTGGAATATAGGTTAGAGTTTCATTAGGATCTGAATGTGTGACAGCATCTAAAGAACGATCTTCTTTTTTGATATCAAAAAGGTCAATGAATGGTTGACATTGATCAGGAGAAATAAAATTCTCCTCAATATAAATTAATTTCTTCAAATTGTTATGGTGTTTCTCTTGGGTCTGTAATTTACATCATTATAATTAGGTTCATCAGGTGCAGTTTCTGGATTAAAGTTTGGATCAGGATAATCTCTCCAACTCTCACCTTCATACTCAACATACAATGGATTTACATCTTTCCTTGCAGCATATACATGATAAAAACAATTTACAGGCATGCCACCTTGTGCTTGTAAATAGATAAATTGCTCATCCCATCTTTTTACAATTACATCTTGATGTGCACCAATTGGTTGCAATTGAACAGAGATACTCTCAACATCTACAAGATCTTTCCAATAATCAGGTAATTTTATTATCTTCTCTCCTCTAACTCTTCCTCTGCAATACACACCAACCTCTGGGCCTTCAATACAAGCATATCTTAATCTATATCCCTCTTTGCTTGGGTGTTTGATGTCAAATGGTTTTGGTTTAGCATCAGCAGTTGCAAATCTAGAGGCAAGTCTACCTTTGTTACCACAATCTACTCTACCTGTGACATACATATCACCAACAACATACAAGGAGTCAACACCAGAACCACCATCACCCTGTATATAAGAATTACCTTTCACATATAATGATCTATTTGTTCCTGCTGTGCTTTCTCTACCCACCATCAAAGTTGCGTTAGCACTTGAAAAAGCATCAACCTTTCCTATTTGAGTATTACCCTCAATGTATGCGGAGTGATCAATTTTATCGTTTCCTATTCCTAATGCTTTAGGAACTCTCTTCTTAGCAGCAACAATAAGTTGCCCACCGTATGCAAATATTTCGTCGAATGCAAATGCCATGTTAGATACTCTTTGAATTTGTTTCTGCTGGTTCTGGTAGTTTATCTTTCGTTAATGCACGAGAGATTCCTTCGATAAGTGGTGATAACATTTGAGTTCCAAGACCACCTCTCATCGTCAGCAAACCAGATGTCATAATCTTTAAAGATTGCTTTCCATCTATTGTAACATTTTTTGAGTCAAGTTTCAAGGTCTCATTTGCGTTTGCCCAAATAACACCTTGTGGAGCATTACCATTGGCAACAAGCTCAATATCAAGTGCCTCTAATTTAATCTTTCCTTTAGTTGCCTTGAGATGTATGTCACCGTTTTTAGCAAGAATCATGATTGCCTCTTGCTGTTGCTCCAAATCTTCACCAGAGTGAATAAAAGTAGAACCAGGTGAACTTAGTAAGGTATATCCTGTGCGTTCACCATCCTCATCAAATGACATGAAGTGTCTTCCATCAAGTGCTTGAATATGAACACTCGAAGTTACGTCACCTTTTGGGCTTAATTTACCAAAAGTTATAGCACCATTCATGGCACTCCAAACTTGGCTCCAATAATTTTTTTTCTCAGACATTAGTATCCTCCTCCGTAGCCACCGCCACCACTAGGTGGGCTAGATGATGGTGGTGCAGGTGTTGATGGTGTTGATGGTGCGGGTGCAGGTGTTGATGGGGTAGAATATCCACCACCAGTTGATGGTGTTGTTGTTGTGCTTGGAGTAGCTGGTGTTGTTGATGGAGCACTTATTGGTGTGGTTGAGTAACTTCCTCTTGACGGAGAACTTATAGCTTCAATAGTGTCTTGTTGAACTTCAATCTCTTCCACCTGACTTGTAGCAACAGTGCTTCCTGCAACAACTCTTCTTTGAAGACTTTCAAGTCTGGTGTTATATACCACAATATCAGTTTTAGATTTATCAGAGGTTCCTGCATACTTAATACCTCTTTCAAAATAAACATTACCATAATAAGGTTTGCCATCAACATAACCATTAATATTTAATCCAACCAAATCAAATACTTGAACAACATCTGTTATTACAGGTTCAACTGGTTGTGGGTCACGAATAATACTGAAATCAGGAACAAAGGTCGCATTAAATCCAGTTTCTGTATTCATTCTAATTCTTGGTAACTCTGTAAATCTACCTGATTTATCAACAGAGACAGACTTTATTTTACCAAATGGATCAAGATCATAAGAGAGAGCACTACCATTACTTGGTATCATTTCTATTGAATCAGCGTCTCCATAGTTGAAGCCTGGATTTGTAACAGTCACACCCGTAAGTTCTAGAACAGCAGGATATTGTGGAACTGTTTGTGCTGGTGGAAGATATCCTTGCCCACTATCTTTAACAATTACTTGAACAACAACTCCATCTTCAATAATGGTTTCAAGAACAGCACCACTTCCATTATTACATGGATCAATAACTTGAACTTGTGGAGGTGTAATATATCCAAAACCACCACTAACAAGATCAACAGCGATTAAATTACCATTGACATCTACAACTGGGTTTCCAATTGCTCCAACACCACCACCTCCAAAAAATTTAAGAGATGGAGGGCCACAAGGTTGATCTCCAGTTATACATGGATCAGATCTAAGTAAATTTTTAGGAGTTAATGCATTTACCTCATCAATCGTCAAATATCTAACTTTGTCATCACCATCAATAAAAATAAATTCTGTATTAGGATTTGATTCTGCATATACATTTGCATCAGAAATCGACAAGTTCTGAATATATCCATCGGTTTCACTAATATATCCTACTTTAATATTATCAAATGAGATTGGTGTTATTGGCATTATTCTAGACTCTCCTGAACTGTGTCATATATTATATCATGAGGTGTTGTCGTATGAGCTATACCAACCATTTTAACTATAGATCCATCTTCTCTTTCATGAATATGAAAATCACCATAGTAAGGTTGACCATTTACATAACCAACAAGATTAGTTAAATCTTTTTCTCTTGTTTTTGGTTTGACAAATACTTTCTTAATTGTAACACCTTGTTTACTAGAACTCAACTTTTCAATGCCAGTTCCATATGATTTTCTTTCTTTAACAGAATTCACAGTATTTTCTGCAGAGGAAGCGATGGATGCTACGCTAGGTTTTCCGACACTTCCACCACCACCTTGCATTGTGTGAGTATCATTTGGTGAACACTCTGGATCTGGATCACAATTAAATATTTTAGTTATTGAATTAACAAATGATAATGCACTTCCAATGTCAAAAGCCATACCACCAAGTGCACCCAAACCTAAACCACCAGCGATTGGGCCAGCAAATGATGCACCCCCTCCAATTATAGCATTTAAAATTCTTGAATTAGAAGCAGCAAGACCAGCAGCTGCAGTAATCAAGTTAGGTATGTTACCATCTCTCATCGCTTGGAATACACCACCAATCCCTAATAATAAATTTTCACTCACACCCAAAATATTTGCTGCTAAAACAAATCCAGCTGCTATACCAGAGGGATTTGATTTATCATCAATTAAAGTTAGGGCCTCTGCGATTAAAGTTTGGTTCTCTGGTTTATCTTCACCAGCAAGATCAATAAATCCAAGTAATCCACGACCATAATTTCCATCTGCCCAATAACGATTCGCACCCCCAACTCTCTTTGGATCTATCTTAGCTTCATCTGCTAAAGTTTGACTCATGCTTAAAATTAAACCACCAGATGCTAATGATGCGAGAACGTTATTTTCATTTATAGAATTATCAATTGTTCCTACATCTGTTTCACCAGCCTCCGTAGATGTTCCACCAAGAGAATTTGAAACCTCATCAATAACAGGGCCAATTGCATCATCAAACCCTCGCATGATACTATTAATTGTTCCTCCTAATACTTCACCAATAATTTCTTCAGTTTCACAAAGTGGTGTGGGTGTATAATAATCATCAGGTGGAAGTGGTGCGACATTATCTGAACCTGGTGTATCCAAATCATTTCTACTTGGAACCACTGCTTCTGTGGTAACACCGACTGCACCTACACTTGATCCTGCCACTGCGTCTGTTCCAAATACCGCATCTGTTCCTATTCCTGCTGCTAGAGTTGAATTAACAACCCCAGCTTCTGATATAGCAGCATTACTAGCAGCATCTTGAGATTTCTTTCTCTTCCTATTAAAAGCATTTCTCAATGCTGCAGCAATCAATCCTGCTAGTGCAAGACCTGCTAAACCATTAAACAGACAAGCAATTTTTTCCAAACCTTCTACTTTTTTACTCAGTAATTCTAAAGTATGAGATGGTGGAGCTAAATTTTCAATAGGTGCGAGTTTTTCATTAAATTCTTTAGTTGTAAACTGCTGAACTTTATTCATTATTCCTTTCATATATTTTGACATCTCTAGAGATGCTTCTTCAATCGCTTTGTCTATATTTTTATCATTTTGAAGTATAGGTAAACCAGCAGCAGCATTAGCATCTCTAAGAGACTTCTGCATTCTTTGTATTTTACCAGTTAAAGTTTCTATAACTGTTTGAATATTTCTTACAT